CGGGGAGGCTCGGCATCGAGCCGTGGGCCAGCTTCGACTTGATGGTGTCGACGCGGGCGTCATCGTTGGCCGGGAAGGTGACCAGGCTGATCTCGACAAGGTCGAGCTTGGTCAGGGTGCGGATGCCAGTCTTCTCGTCCCGGCTGGACTCGCGCACGTAGTAGCCGATCGACAGGCCAGAGACAGCGCCGGCCTTCATCAGGGCGTGCGCCTCGATCGCTCGAGGCACGCCCTGCAGGATCAGCTGTCCGTCGCCGAAGAGACCGCGCTCGTCCTCCTGCAGGTTCTTCCAGACGCCCACCGGCTGGTCGCTGCGGTGCTGCCAGAGCACCGGCACGGGGCGGCCCTTGGCGGCTATCTCGCGCAGGCTGTCGGAGAATGCGCCAGGGGCGACCACTTCCAGGTAGGAGTCGACGTTGCCGAAGACGGAGCCGTACCCAGAAAAAAGGCCGTCATCGCTGACGGCCTTCACATGGAGATCGAAGTCCCTGATCTTCAGGGCTGCGGATTTCCGGTTCATTGGGAGTCCCTCTATTTTTCGTTGAGCCACGCCACGAGAGCGTCGCGAGCCTTTTGGCCGTCGCCGGTCTCGCCGAGCATGTCGATGGGCAGCATGTTGGATTGCACGGTGAGCACCGCGGCATTGCCCCCCATCGGAGGTAGGTCTTCCTTCGCCCTACACTCGTCGCGGGTGTAGATGGCGTTCTGAGTCATGGCCGCATAGAAGGCAGCGCGGGTGGCACTGTCGGCGCGCAGAAGGCCCTCGATGTTGAACTTCGCGAAGAAGTAGCGGCGCTCCTCCGGGAGCAGGAGCCTGCGATTGATGCTCTGCTCGATCCGCTTCATCCATGGAAGCAAGGTGAAGGAGATGAAGCCGATCATCTGCTGCTCAATGCCCGAGCCCCAGCTGGTGGACTTCTCGGTATGGCCAACCATCCATGGGGGCACCCGGAACCAGCGGCAAATTTCCTCGACGTTGAAGGCCCGGGTCTGCAGCATCTGCGCATCCTCGGGCGTCATGGAGACCTGCTGGTACTTCATACCGGCTTCCAGAACCATGGTCTTGCCAGCGTTCACCGCGCCGGTGAACTGGGCGGCCATGTCGGACTTCAGCTCCTTGCGCTGCTCCGGCTTCAGGATCTGCTCGGTAGAGAGCACGCCGCCCAGCTTCATGCCGTTGGCGAACATCTTGCTGGCTGCCTCATCGGCTGCCATGGCGGCCCCGAAGATGTTGCGGCCCTTGGCGATAGGGCTGAGGCCACACAGCGGGTTGGTGCCGAAGCCCCGGGTGTGCATCAGGGTCTCGTCGGTAAAGGTGCGGATCGTGCCGTCCCAGTCGGTGTAGCTGTACTCGATCGTCCCGTCAGCCAGGCGGCGAGGCGGGCCCATCCGCTGGGGCAGCATGAACTCCAGGCTGACCAGGTCTTTGCCGCTGCGCACGGGGTCGTTGAAGCTGTTCCCCTGCAGCAGCAGGCTGGCCAGCACGTTCTCCCAGAACTCGACAGGGGTCTGGTCGGCGTTGGGCTGCTGGCTGATGACGTAGTGCACAGGGTGCATGGTGGCCACCGCCGGTGCCCCGTCCTTGCGCTCGTAGAGCGAGATCGGAAGCGTGGCGATGGTCTCGGCGATCAACCGCACACAGGCCCAGGCCGTGGATAGTTGCAGTGCAGAGTCGACGCTCACGATCTGGCCAGAGGCCGAATCGGCGCCGTAGTAGTTCGACCAGAACCGGCCGTCGGTCAGCTTGAGCGTCTGGCCCAGCCAGTTACCGAGCGTGGACTTCACCAGCCCAGGCTCAGCCGACTTGACCATGGCGCGGCCCAGCACCTGGGTGATGGACTTATGCATCGCTCAGCCCCTTCCGGATGAAGCCGGCCACGGCGAAACAGCTGACGCCTCCCGCCACCAGTGCCCAGCCAAGGCCCGCCAGGACGAATACGCCGGCGCAGCACAGGGCCAGCCCGGCGCCAGAGGCGACCAGGAAGATGATGAGTCCGTAGTTCATGGGCTATCCAATGATGATGGGGTTGGAGAGGAAGTCCTCGAGGTCTTCGCTGTCGTCGTCCAGCTCGGCCCGCGACGCGCCGATGGCCATCAACAGGGCGGCCATGTCGTCGATCTTGTCGGGAGACTTCTTCTTGTCGGGCGCCATGTTCAGGTTGTCGTCACGGCGCGCCATGAAGTTGGAGGCGCACCAGGTCAGAACAACATCGTCACCATGGGCCAGGCGGCCGCTGATGTAGGCGGCTTCCAGCAGCTGCATAGTCGGGTGGTACGACTTCGTCCCCTGGATGAACTCGAGCATGGGGATGTCCCGGGCTACCAGACGATTGACCAGGTCACTGGCGTTCCACCGGTCGTAGGCGATGAGCTGGATATCGAAGAGCTCCCATAGCCCCACCAGGTCAGCCTCGATCACCGCGTAGTCGGCCACGTCTCCGGGCGTCATCTTCAGCGCGCCAGTCTCGACCCAGCCGGCATAGGGAACGGTGCCGCGCTCTGTCCTTTGCGCCACGGCGCCCTCAGGAACCCAGCGCCAACCGTAGGTGTACAGCACCCCGTCGACATCCCAGACCAGCCGGAAAGAGCAGAAGTCGGTGGTGCTGGCCAGGTCGAGACCGCCATAACAGGGGTACTGGCGCAGCCATTCCAGGTCCACGGTGCCGTTGCACTTGGCCCACTTGCGCAGGTCGATCCAGCCCGAGGACGTAGAGGCCGGTCGGTTGAGCCGCTTGATGCGGAACTCCGCCAGCTTGGACGGCATCTGCTTTGCCTCGACCGCCTCCTTTCGGATGGCGGCCAGCAGGTGCCGGTTGCCATCCATAAGCGGGTTGGCCTTGATCCAGACCGACTCATCGAACTCCGGATCGGCCTTGATGCCGAGCGACTTGTTGTCCTCGTCCAGCGCGTAGAAGACCACCAGGAAGTGGTCGGCGTCATTGCCGAACACCCCGGCCAGCAGGCGCTTGGCGAACTGCCGCATCTCGCCCCAGGGCCCGGGGTTGGTATAGCCCTCGGTCGTGGTGTACAGCCAGAGCGGGTTGCCCCGGGCGCCGGCGGCGGATGTCAGCACGTTCAGCAGGTCGGCCGTCTTGTGCGCATGGATCTCGTCCAGCCCAACGTGCGACGGGTTGAGGCCGTCCTGCGTGGATGCCTTGGCGTGGATCGGCTTGAAGCTGGCGCCGACCTCGAACCGGCTGATGGAAGTAGCCCAGGTCTGCAGGCCGTAGGCCTCTCGCAGGTCCGGCGTCTTCTCGATCATCCGTTTGGCGACCTTGAAGATGATGCTGGCTTGCGGAAACGTGGTGGCCGCGCTGATGACCTGGGCGCCCTCCTCGGGTTCGCAACACAGGCAGTAGTTCAGGATGCCGGCAGACAGCGTGCTCTTGGCGTTCTTGCGCGCGACCGCGAACAGCGCCGAGGTATACCGGCGCGGGTAGAAGAGGCCGTCTTCTCCCCAGCCCTCAACCTCGATGGGCTCGTGCTTGCGGAAGCCGAACAGCTGCACGACGAAAAAGACGTGCGACTCGTGCATGACGATGTCGGGAGTCGCCCACTTCCCCTCGACGTGCGGCAGTTTCTCGATGAAGTCGCAGGCGTCGCAGGCGTGCCAGGGATCGAAGAAGAAGGGGCTGCGCTTCTTCTTCGCGCGCTTCAGGTCATCGAGGAAGCGCTTGGCGGCCTGCCGGATAAGTAGGCCGTGCTTCTTGCGTTTCCTGTCGGCGAACGCTGCCTTCGCGTAGCTGGTCGCGATGCCGACATAGTCACGCACCCTTCCTCCCGTTGTTGGCGAACTTGTTGCCAGGCTTCTTATCGCCGCCGGCCGACACTTTTCGGCGGCTGGCCGGCGTCATGCCGAACTCGGACCAGAGGGCCTTCAGGGCCATGTCCTCGGCGGCGGTGATATCCATACCGGCTTTCTGCTTGGCAACCGCGCGCTGCCAGGCGTAGCACAACTGTTGCAGCGCATAGAGGTCGACGACCTGCAGCACCTTGGCCGCGACCAACTGCGGGCCGAGGTCGCTCCACATGGCGGCGCCGTCAACGTTCAGGTGTTGCGGCGCTGGCGGGAACTCCTCAACCAGATCGAACTCGGGTGCGTCCGGCACCTCGCGATCGGGGCGATCAGTGCCCGCCAGGACCTTGAGGTGCGGAGGCGTGGCCTTCCGTCCCATTAAATGGACCTCAATTTTTCAAAATAGAATTTTGACGGCGTGAAAATTTGGCTCCCCCCGTCGTTCGGCCCTCGTAGGATTCTGAACTTTTGACCCACCCCTCCCCCTGCCGTCGGGCCAGCCGGATGGCTCAGGACTCGGGCGCCTCAGCGTTTCGTCCGACCCGCTCGCCGACCTGGTTGTGGCACGGCCAGCACAGGGCGCGGAGATTGTCCCAGTCCAGGGCCAGGTCTGGGTGCGTGCGCACGGGCTTGATGTGGTCAGTCATCGTCGAGGGTCGTATGCGTTCGTGCTTCTCGCACTCCTCGCACAGTGGATGGAGCCGGCGGTAATAGGCGCTGAGCTTCTTCCAGCGCTCGGTCTTGTAGAAGGCGTCAACCTCGTCGCGCCCTTCGTTGTAGCGCTGGTGGACTGCCTTCCTTTTCTCGGCCCGGCGGGCGTCGACCTTGGCCTGGTGCTCGGCACATCGCGTAGCACCCCCAGGTGCGCGCTTACCGCACCCTGGCTCAATGCAGATGCGGCCAGGGCGGACAGGCATCAGTAGACCTGGGCGATCGAGGCGCTGATGCCGTCAGGGACAAAGGCCAGCTTGAGGTTGAGCTGGTGGGCCAGGTCCTTGAACTTGCTTT